TACCCAGTTCGTGAAAAATAATAGTACCAACTGGATTGCCTAAATCGTCTGAACCAGAGCGCCATGCAGCCATTGGGTTTTGGCGAATGCCAGAATCTAGCCATGCGGTTCGGTCTAAGTTGCCATAATACCATACCCGATCAAGGTAATTATAGATAACGTACCGGTCAACGGTATTGCTGTTTGTAGAGCAGTAGAACCACCATACCTCGTTGTAACCTTCATTAGACCCACAGGTTACTTGGAACCCTTGGTCTTTGTTAATGTCATCAAATATAAATTGACGCAACGCACAAGGCAGCGTTTCTACCCGGCCGGAATACATGTAGAACTTGTCCACTCCCATCCAGTACGTCACGTTATTAATCGTAATTGCGCAGTTAGGCGATATGATTGAAATGTTGTCCATCAGAATCTGGAAGCCCCAAATGTAGGGTGGTCCTAAGTACTGCATGGAATACAGAGCAGAATCAGTCCAAACTAGAATCTCTTGGCGGGTGGCTACTGCATCCATTAGGTACGAACCGTTAGATACACGGAACTCACCTGCCTGATTGGTTACATCTGGCACCCATTGGAATGGGTTTTCTTGGTCTGACCAGCGCACCAGCATTGGATCAAATGGAGTTTCAGAATCTATGGGGTCGTAAGAATTGGCGCCAAAACAAATTACAAACCGCTGAATGGCGGAAGACAAGACCTGTAGAGTTTCGTTTGGTACAAATTGACCACTAAAGCTAGATGCGTTAGCTAAAGATTCTAAGGTAACAGCACGAGTGTTTAGACCCGTACTTGCTTTCCAATAGTAAACAGCACCACCCCGTGGGGCAATGATTAGATCTTCCCCATAGTTATCGTTTGACCATAAGCGCAACTGCTGGCCTACGCCGCCACCAGTAAAGGGAGAACCCCAAGTTCCACGATTCCAAGGACCAGCGCCCCAACCTGTACCATCTGTATAGATTGCAAGACCAACTGGGAATTCATATTTTACGGTAATTGCGTTACCACCACCAGCGTTGACAGTAGCGTTACTAAAAGTAATGTTGGCTAAGTTATTGTCAGATGTGCTGCTCAATAAAAAATACGTACCAGAGGCAGTGTACTCAAAAATCTGATGCTCTTGATTAATTAGGTTGGCTGTTAAGTTGCCTACGGCGGTTGAATTAGACAGTATTACAAAATCACCGTTACTACCAAAGTTACCCGCATCCACCATTTGGAAGTAGCCTGAGCCTACGTTAGCGCCAGAAGTATGCGCTACTGCTACTGTGTTTGCGTAGCCTCGTACGCAGTTAAATAAGGTGTTTGATGACAAAGAATCATAGAGAATGACTTCGCTGTCAATCTTTACGATACCGTTAATTGGTGGGTAGTACGCTGCGTTAGCCAAACTAATGGTTGTAACCGTGGCATTGATGTTTGCGGTCAGCGTAGTAAAGCCTAGAGAAATAGCGTTATTTAGCGTAGATGTTTCAACTATAGGCGTAACATCATAGTATTGGCCGCTGTTCTCAATGTAGTACTTTAAGTTAGTACCTACGCCAAGATAGTTAGAGCCGTTTAATGTAGCCCAGTTCCATAACGACCTAGCAACACCTAGGAATTTAAACGCACTGAGGCGAATCCAGCCGCCTAGTTTCTCTGGGAAGCCAGAACGAAAGCGTATCTTATCGCCGTCATAGTACCCGCCTTCATTAGCGTAGTTAGTACCTTCTCGGTTTAACCCAGGGCGAAGAACGATTTTCTGTAATGGCATCGGGTTTACCCTAACACTAATAAGGCTTTAGCAATTTTAGCTTTACGGTCGTCTAAGCCATGCAGACCACCATTGATACGCTTTGTCATTGTCTCAAAATCTCCGGCATCTGCCAAGGCATTAAGACCCTTTTTGTTCCAAAACCAGCCAGCACTTAGGGCAGCATATTCAGGCTCAGTTAAAAGATCAGGATTTCCAATAATATCAACACCAATAGCAGCTCCGCAGTGTTCATAATTTTCTTTCCCAGTTAATTGGATGAGGCCCCTTCCTAGGTACTTTTGGGCTTCTTCTTCACTAGTGTTTCCCATACGTCCGTTATACACTTTACCAGCAATTTTAATCGGCTGGCGAGCATATTGGTCTGCAATCTCTTTGGTGGGAAAGCGACTAGGCCAAGTCTTCATTAAGCCTTCGGCGCTGTAATTTAGATTCTCTTGGAGAGTCTTAAAATTAGCAGATTCATGAGCGCACTGACCAATAAACGCTGCTTGACGCTGTGGTGTTGATATGTCGTATTTGGCAAAAGTATTTTCCAAAGGCTGCAACCATTTAGAGTCTATACCTAATTGCGCTAATTGTTCATTCGTCATGCTTTTTTTCCGCCATCTTTTCTTGTGTTCTACCGTATACCGCAATGCCTAAAATAGCACCCATAGCCATGTGAAATAAGCCAGCACCTTCAAGGGTTAATGGCTTCCATTGTGTTTCTACTTTTCCATCACCAGCAATTTGAAACATAGTCCATAGCATTGGGGCAATTACAAAGTCAAATATACACACCAACATGTACATCCAGCCCATTGAAGGGCGCCACTTGGTGTTTAGCCAGTTTTCCTGCTCTGTCATTTTTTACCAACAACGGTTTCATGTTCACCCTTGCGAACAGTAACTTTATCGCCTTCAACTTGTACAGACATAGGATCACGGTCTGCCATGCCATCTAAGCGGGAAATCAATTCTTTCATAATCTCAAACTCAGGCTTGTCTTGTTTAGGAGTTGCGCCAGCTACGCCGTTAAGCATGGATATAAGTGCTGTTAGGGAAGCACCAAGCAGCCCCATTACGGCAGCCATCTTGCCTTCTTCTAGCACTATAGATGCACCAACACCCATAGCTACAATTATGGTTATATAAATTAAGCCGTGCTTACCGATAGCTTTACCAGCTACTTCTTTAGCGGTTTCGATGTATGTTTTGTCTTCCATTATTTACTCACTGAATCATATTGTTTATAACAAGCGTCAAGCGCCACTCTTACTTCGTCTGCTCTGGCAGCTTCCCTGACAAGAAATTCTGCATCCTCGGCAAAAAGGCTGGCTCCGTTGCAACTTTTTCCATTACTGGTTTCTGCGGTACGACTGGGACGCTTACGCAGCTCACTAACAGCATCGACAAGCTGATTATTAATAACTTTGATTTGAGCATCTTTGTCTTTCCTTATTTGGTCTGCATCTGCCTGGTATTGGTGTTCTTTGTCTCTAATGGTCTTTTCGGCTTTGCTTTGCTGATAGGAACAACCATTAACAAACCCACCGCAAAATAGGGCCACAGCAACCACAGCAATAATGGCATAAATATTGACCCCAAACATTAGAACGTTACCGCAAACGTTGGTACTGAGGTTGCATGAACTTCAACACTTTGCTTTGGCTGCGATAAATCGTGCCCGCAGTCATTGCACTTTTGAGAAGCTAGTTCTGCCTCATTAACATCTCGACCGCAGCTGGGGCATAGAATCTCTATCTTGGTTGCGCAATCATCACCAATAGCTTGTTTTTTAATAATCATGCTGAGAATGTTCCTGATGTTGTAAACGTATGAACCCAATAAACCAACCCGCCTGATGTGTAGGTAGTAACTGTGCCGCCTGTAGCCCGCTGTGTTGCAGATGGGTAGGAAATAATACAAACCCCAGAACCGCCAGCTGCAGCACCGCCAGCAGAAGAGCCGCCAGCCCCACCGCCACCACCTGTATTAGCAGTTCCGGCCACCGCAAGACTTGGACTTCCACCAGGAACACCGCCGGCACCAGCACCGCCACCGCCTATGCCACCAAATCCACCACGTGCTACAGTTCCAGAACCTTCACCTGCACCGCCACCGCCGCCTGCATAGAAAACAGATGTTCCTGTAATAGAAGACGCATTTCCAGCGCCGCCGTCAGCAACATAACCAATAGTGCCACCACCTATCGCCCCGGCTCCACCGCCACCACCACCGATTGCGGTTGTGCCTTCAAAAATAACTGCGCCTCGAACTCCAGCAAATCCTTGACCAGATGTACCAGATCCACCGTTGTTATATGGATCTCCACCACCACCAGAACCACCGTTAGATCCTAAAGCTCCTGTGCTTCCTTGCCCACCACCAATAGCGGTAGATCCAAGAGCAGTTGAGTTTGCACCGTTTGCTCCGCTACCACCTGCGCCAAGCACAATAGAGTAAGAGGTTCCTGGTTGTACGGACGATACATTGGCAAGCATACCGCCAGCACCGCCACCTCCGCCAAAAGTAAATGGTCCATAACCACCGCCACCACCGCCAGCAATAAGCAAATAATTTACGGCGTAAGCGCCAGTGATTGGTTGCCACACGCTACCGTTAAAGATTTCGTATGCGCCGATGTCAGTATTAAAACGAGACATCCCACCGTTTGGGCCTAGTGGCCGTTGGGCGCTTGTACCTGTAGGCGGTGTGTAGGCACCAGTATTAACGGCTGCCGTTACTATGCCATTATTTGAGGTAAGGGTAAGGTTCCCTGCAGAAGAAGTTACATTGCTTGTTACGGTTACATTTCCGCCAGCAGTTACATTAGCGCCAATAACTTCGTTACCCGATATGGTTTGATTGCCAATAACGTTATTAAGGGTAACAGCATTAAAAAAGTTTGTGCCATCGCAATAGACCAAAGAGCTGGTAGTGTTTAGTACGGTTACGCCGTTACCAGTAGATGTCTTAATTGTTACGTTAGCACCTGTATTGTTTGTGACAATGTATGTTTTTTGCACAGATGGAGCAATGATGTTGGCTGGCGCACCCAATAAACCAGAGCAGTTAATTACTGCATTGCGAGCTTCGTCTGGAATGCCATCAAGATTGCTAAGGGTATAGTCACCACCTGTTAAGGTTAATGGCAGTACTCCGCTAACAGCCTGCTCAATTAAGCTAATATTTCTATTGGTGGTTTGACCCCAAGCACCTGATTGCTCACCGTTTTGAATGAGTTCTAGCTTAAGAGAGGTAGAGTATGTAGATGGCATAGTTAAGCTGTAAACGTTCCACTAGATGTAAATGTATGCACAAAGTAAGTTATGCCAGATTCTGAATAGGATGTAACTGTACCGCCGGTACCACGCTGAGAGGCAGATGCGTAACGGACAATAACTACACCATTTCTTCCGCTGCTTCCAGTAGTTACAGTAGCAAGTGCGCCGCCTCCAAAATTATCTGATCCTAAACCAGCAGTACCTGTTTGCCCGGCAAAAGTTCCTCCTTGGATTCGTCCATAGCCACCGCCAGCATAATAAAGTGCAGTTCCTGTAATAGTAGAAGAAACTCCGTTACCACCAGATCCACCAGTTGTATTATTAACACCTGCAGTTCCAGCTTGGCCTGCGCCACCACCGCCACCTCCTAAATCGGCAACAAAGTTAAATCCAGAATCACCTCCAGCGAACCCCTGTCCTGGAGTGCCTGCACCGCCACTTGCGTATGATCCAGAAGGTAGGCTATTAGTAGAACCTGCACCGCCTGAGCCACCAGGACCACCATTAGAACCGCCAGCAAAACCACCACCAATAGCAGTTAAACTAAATGCGGTAGTATTACCACCTTTTGTAGCATCTCCAGAGCCTGTCCCAGCCCCGCCAGATCCTACAGTAATTGGGTAAGCTGTACCAACTGTTACGGTCGTTGAGTTCGCAATTAATCCACCAGCGCCTCCACCACCAGCAGGGTTTGAACCGCCACCGCCAGCTACAATAAGGTAATCAACGGCGTAGTTACCAGTAATGTTTTGCCATTGAACGCCGTTCCATATTTCTAAGATACCCTGAGTGGAGTTCCAGCGAGTCATGCCTAAATCTGGGCTGACGGGGCGCTCTGCATCAGTTCCAGTCGGCGGAGTAAACGCACCACTGTTAGTAGCCATATCAACCACGCCAGTACTGCTGTTTAAAGTAAGCGTACCTGCGTTAGAGGTTATTTTGTTATTTATGGTGATGTCGCCACCAATTGAAATACTGCCTGATACGGTTTGATTGCCTGATACGGATAAGTTACCAATAACGTCATTTGGACTAACTGCGGTATAAAACTCAGATCCATCACAGTAAATTAACTCATTAACATTATTGGCTAATGTAACCCCAACACCGCTAGATGTCTTAATTGTAACGTTGGCGCCAGACCGATTGCTGACAATATAGGTTTTCTCTACTGATGGGGCTACCACATTAACTGTATTTGAAAGTGCGCCATTAAAGACTAGCACCGCATTTCGAGCTTGATCTGATATTCCGTTGAAGTTTGTTAGTTCGGTATTGCCAGTTAACGTAATGGGCTGAACACCAGCAATCGACTGCTCGATCAAGGTTCCCATATTGTTATTGGTCGTGTCGCCCCACGTAGTCGGCTGCTCGCCGTTTCCAATAAGTTCTATTTTAAGAGAAGGTGTAAATGTTGATGGCATATTAGAAGGCTAATGTTCCGCTAGTATTAAAGGTATGCACAAAATAAGTGATACCGCCAGATGTATAAGTTGTAACAGTGCCACCAGTAGCTCTTTGACTTGGAGAGGCATAAGCAGCAATCACAACGCCTGAACCACCAGCACCGCCGCCTGTGCTACCAAACTGACCAACACGAGCGCCGCCGCCTCCGCCTCCGCCTAATCCAGCTGTACCAGCAACACCGTTTGTAGCTACAGAACCAGAACCATCTGGGCCACCAAATCCACCTTGACCACCACCACCTTGGCCGCCTGCTCCGGGAAGCATTCCGCCTTGACCGCCTGATTCGTTGGAGCCGCCACCGCCGCCACCGCCTGCATAGAAAGTCGCAGTGCCGTTAATAGACGATTGAATACCTACACCACCAGCGCCACCTTGACCACCAGCAGTCCCACCTACCGCACCTGCACCACCACCTCCACCACCAGAAAATGGGTCAGTACGTCCACCACCGCCAGCAAATCCTTGTCCAGCAGTTCCACTACCGCCTTGGTTAGAAGCAGCGGCACCGCCACCACCTGAACCGCCTGAGCCACCAAAAAAGTTACCACTGGGGGGTTGGACGTTACCGCCACCATGACCACCGCCAATCGCAGTTACACCAAACCCAGAACTATTAGTTCCAGAAACCCCAGCGCCACCACCTGAGCCAACCACAATAGAATAAGAGGTCGAGACGTTAGCAAAGAATGTGCCTGTCAAAAGACCACCAGCACCGCCTCCGCCTGCGGAAGCAAAAACGCTTTGACCACCACCTCCACCACCACCAACAATAAGGTAAACACCTTGAGTAGCACCAGTAATAGCAAGCCATACAGAGCCGTTCCAAACTTCTACTACACCTCGGTCGGAGTTCCAGCGCTGCATGCCTAATACTGCGGTTGCTGGGCGCTGTCCTGTTGTTCCAGAAGGAATTTTAAGTGCGCCTGTGTTTGCTTTAAAGCTGACCACGTTTGAGGCGGACGCTAAAGACATGTTATTAGATGTAGCAGTAACGTCTTTTCTAAGTGTTATTGTGGTGCCTGAAGTTATGTTTCCACCAATTGTTGCACCGCCAGATACGTTTAAATTACCCTGAATGGCGTTTGGATTTACCACGCTGGTAAATGCGGTTCCATTGCAGAATATCAACTGTCGGCTTCCTGCCGCTACTGGCAATGGATCTCCGGCTGACGTCTTCATATTGACGGTAAAACCGCCAGTAGTCTCATTACTGACAACGTACACCTTACTTACGCTTGGAGCCACCACGTTGCAATTTGCGGTCGGCGCACCTGTAAATACCAATACGGCGTTTCTGGATTGATCTACGGCGGCATTAGCTGCAGAAAGGGTTAAAGACGTTAAGTTGGTAAGGCTGATTGAATTAACACCTGTTATGGCTTGTTCAATAATGGTGCCAATATTGTTATTGGTCGGCTGCCCCCAGGCTTCATCTTCTGTGCCTGTATCAATTAACTGTATACGGAGGGATGTAGAGTAAGTACTAGACATATTAAGCCGCTATTAAGTCCCAATTTTCCACTACATTATCGTCAATTTGAGTCCAAGAAGAGGCATTGCCATCATTAATTCCTGTCCAGTTAGGGGTGGAGTTATCAGGTATTTGCCCCCAAACCAATACTTGTCCGATTATACCTTGAGCTTGTACGCCTGTTAAGTAGATATTTGCGTCTGCACGGGTGTTTACAGAACCTACCTGACCTACTGCTTGAACGCCAGACACAAAAAGAACTTGGCTTAATTGGATTGATACGTTACCCAGCTGTACTGGGGCTTCTACACCTACTAAATTTACTACAGCACCCCCTGTTACTGAAGCAGTGCCAAGCTGCATATTGCCTTGAACGCCTGTAACAAAAACATCAGCATTAGCGGCTACATCAACTGTTCCTACCTGACCAATACCTACTACACCAATTAAGTTGACATTGCCATCTGCAGTTACGGTAGCTGTACCAAGGAAAGTAACACCTGTTACTCCAGAAACAAGTACGTTTGCATCGGCAGTTGTATTAACTGAGCCTACAAAACCAAAGGCTTCTACGCCTGTTACAAGGACTCCATGCCCTTCAAATACAAGCACTTCGCCTGTTTGGCCTACACCCTGAACGCCTGTTACCAGGATATTTTGGTCGCTAAATACCTGTACAGTACCTGTTTGACCTACGGCTTGAACACCCGTTAACAGTACATTTGCACCTGCTTGAGCATCTACTTGGCCAACAATACCAATAGCCTCTGTGCCTGTTACATAAACAATAGCCTCGCCAGTAACACTTGCAGTACCTAAATAACCAACCGCCTGTACGCCAGTAACATCTACTGAGACACTAACAGACGAGATTCCACCTTGGTCCGCATAGGGCGTGTCTGCGTAGGGACTAAATCCAAAGAACATGATTAGGCTGTGTAAGACCCAGAACTAGTCCACTGTAATATTGTGAACGAACCACTAGTTGTTACGTTTGGAGATCCTGTAGTGGTATTGCTATATTGCGCAGTTGGTACTTTTAAAACAACAATTCCAGATCCGCCAGCTCCGCCGTTTCCATCTCCACCAGCGCCACCGCCTCCACCGCCACCAGTGTTTGAAGTTCCATTTGTTCCAGAGCCGCCCCCAGTACCAGATCCACCACCACCGCCACCACCAGCACCTCCAGCACCTCCAGTTACATAACCGCCTCCGCCACCACCGCCGCCATAAGTAACTGCAGAACCAGTAATTGATGAAGAAATACCATATCCAGCAATTCCACTTCCTGCGCCATTAATACCCATGTGATATGCGCCACCACCGCCGCCTCCACGATCTGACGCAGTTCCAGTACCACTTCCTGGGCCGCCACCTTGAGTTCCTTGTAGAAATGTTCCAGCGGCTGTACCAGATCCACGACCACCAGCTCCACCGCCTGATCCACCAGAATAAGCTGTGTTATAAAGCGCTCCGCCACCACCACCGCCTGTTGAGCTAAATGAACCAAATACAGAATTCGTGCCGTTTCCGCCGTTAGCGCTTGTTCCAGCAGTTCCGCCAGCGCCAACAGTTACAGTGTATGTAGTGCTTTGAGTAAGAATAATGCTTTGATATTGGACTACACCGCCAGCTCCGCCACCACCACCAATATCTTTTCCTCCACCACCGCCACCCGAAACCATTAATACATCAGCAACACGGCCACTTGTTGATGTTAAATTGCCAGTGTAGTTAAATGTATGAATTGTATTTCCACTATTAGTGGATATATCGCCACCATTAAATTGCTGAGCGCCAGAATAGGAAATGATAACTATTCCAGCACCACCAGATCCGCCATTACCTCCAGCAGCTGAACCTCCGCCACCACCGCCACCAAGATTGGCGGTTCCGTTAGCGCCATTATTTCCATTTCCGCCACCACCATTTCCACCACCTCCAGAGCCACCAGTTCCTCCAGACCCACCACCTCCAGACCCTCCACCACCGCCTCCAGCATAGGTTACGGTTGAGCCTGATACAGATGAATTTGCTCCTGCTCCACCAGCTGATCCACCAGCACCATTGCTTGCGCCAGCACCTCCAGCTCCGCCACCGCCACCGCCAGAACCGTCTGCTGTGTAATTTGTTCCAGCGCCACCATTATTACCTTGGCCAGATACGCCAGTACCTCCAGCATTTGTTCTTCTGCCACCGCCACCGCCTGAACCACCGTTTTCTCCAGTTGTATCAGCATTACCTCCGCCGCCACCACCGACAGCGGTTTGAAGGTTAAATACGGTATTTGCTCCATTTACACCTTTTAATCCTTGTGCGCCACCAGAGCCGCCAACACCAACTACAACACTATATGTACCTCCTGGTGTTAAAGATGTGGTGTTTGACAATAGTCCACCAGCACCTCCACCACCGCCAACGTCAGCCGCACCGCCAGCACCTCCGCCAACCATTAAATACGTAACCGTAATAACGCCTGATTTAATAGTTACCCAAGCTCCACCAACATAACCTTCTACAGCACCACCAGAATCCGTGTTGTAACGGATCATTCCGTTAACACCAGTAGGTCTAGCGTTAGTATCGCCTGATGGAAGAATGATGGCGCCAGTGCTAGTAAAGTTAGCGTTTTGATTAGTGCCAATAATAAGCGCAGACGTGTTTGCAGTCTGAAACTCAAGGATTCCAGAGGTATCGACTGTTTCGGTTAGCCCCGCAGAGCTGGCATTTATTCTGACTGTCATGGTATAAAAGTCCAATTTCCACTGAGGTAAGCCTCAAATGTAGCATTACTAGTGTTATATCTAAACATCCCGTTTACTGCTGGGCTGGGTCTTTGATCTATCGTGCCTGCAGGTACAGTTACTGCGCCTGTTGATACAAAGTTTGCTATCTGACTACCGTTTATTACTATTGCATCAATGCCGTTTGTTTCAAATGCAAGGTTAGCATCACTAGCACCAGACTTAATAAGAGCGGTGAAAGCGGTTGAGTTGCCAGGCTGTGCATTGATTGTGCTTGGCATGGTTACGCCGTGTAAGTGCCAGATGTAGTAAATGTGTGGATAGTGTTGCCACCGCTAGAAGTGACTGTGCCGCCTGATCCACGCTGTGAACCAGAGTAAGAAATAATAATTATTCCTGAGCCACCAGCGCCACCAGCCGACTGTACAGAATCCCCAGCGCCACCACCACCACCGCCGCCGCCAGTATTAGCTGTGCCAGCAGTTCCACCATTACCTCCGCCTGCCCCACCACCGCCAGCGCCACCAGCGCCACCAGATGCGTAAGTGGCACCACTACCATAGCCACTTCCACCACCACCGCCAGCATAAGTTACAGAACTGCCAGAAATTGAAGAGGCTGTACCTGCGCCACCAGCGCTTCCATTGTTGTAATTACTACCTTGAGAGTTATTTGTCCCAACCGCACTAGAACCGCCTCCGCCTGCGCCAGCAGCACCACCTGTTGAAACTCCTCCCGCAAAACCTTGTCCTGCAGTTCCTGATCCAGCAGTGGTAAAACCGCCGCCACCAGATCCGCCTGCACCAGCCGAATTCGTAGCCTCTCCACCTCTTCCACCGCCAATAGCTGTATTAACGCCCACTATTGCAGAATTTGAACCTGCGCCAGCAGGAGCAGCTGAACCAGATGTTCCCCCAGCGCCACCAGCGCCTACGGTAATCGTATATGCAGTTCCAGGAGCTAAAGAGGTTGTTGTTGTTAATAATCCACCAGCACCGCCTCCGTTTGAACCACTGTTTGCTAACTTTCCGCCACCACCGCCACCACCGCCAGCTACCATTAAATAGGTTACTGAATAAGCGCCGACAGGAGGAGTAGAGAATCCGTTAAAGGCAATCCATCCTTGAGCAGCATCAATATATACAAGGGCTACAGAAGCACCATTGGTATTTAAAGTTACGTTAGCTGCAGAACCAGCAATGTTTGATCCGTTACGGTTAAGCGTTACATTATTAGAAGCCCATGTACGAGCGTAGTCAGTTAATTGGACGGTGTTTCCTGCTCCAGGACTTGATGGCAAAGTAATAACCACGGGTTGAGAAACAGTACTAATAGCATAAGCATTACTAGAGCTGACTGTCGTATTGGATGTAATAACAGCTTGCCAAGTTAAACCTCCCCCACCCCCACCTGCCGTAGCTTGTGTTGTGTTGTCTGGAAAAGTAATACCTGCAGTGCCGTTAACTATTACTGTCATTTTTAGTCCTTAAGCAGCTACTACTTCTTTCCAAGATATAGTCGGCTCATCCCATTCGTAAATCTTGCCGTCTGTAGGTGCTGGTGTTGGGGCATTCCATAAGCAGGTTTGCTCGTCTAGCACCCATGAATTAAACGGTTGTGGCGGGATAAACGCATCACGTACTGGGTCATACGAATAACCGATACCAGCGTAGTTTTTACGCAACGCCTGTGATTGGTCGGCTCTTGGCGTATCGCTGTTTGGTTCGTAATGAATACCACCACGCATGTTGTAAGACGTGCGCAGCCATTGACCTGGCGAGCTGTCTACGAATGTATTAAAAAACTCTTGTTCGGCGACAATAACTTGCGTTACTTTACCGTCTACTACTTTTGCAAAATGGCCCATGAATTTCTCCTAATTACCATTTGTTAAGAGGGCATGTCGCACTCTGTACTTTTCTTAAAAACATTAAAAAACAACCACATTCACTGCATTTTACGCCATTCTTACTAGGGCAGGAAGTGCATATTGCTTCTCTTTGACTGCGTGTTTCCTTGTTAGTAAAAATGTAAAAATCATCAATTGGAGTTAACTTTGTCCAATCATTCATTAATTTGCTCCCAAACTTGAGCTACCTCATCCCAAGCATATTTAATATGCGGTTCTGGTGGAATTGGCATTGGTACTGGAGCGTCCCAAAGGCAGGTATCTTCATTTAGTTTCCAAGATAAAAAGACTTTTGGGGGTATAAAAGCATCCCTGTATTTATCGTAAAAATAACCAATCCCAGCGTAGTTTTTACGAAACGGTGTACCGCCTAACTTATGAACGCCACCATAACTATTAAACGAAGTGCGTTTCCAAACATTGCCAGTAACATTTTGGTAAATAGCCTCGCCGTCTCCTTGGCTTTCATCTATGCCTGGGATGACTTGAATAACGTAGTTATTAGAATCAATTTCTGCGTAATGTGCCATTAGATTGTTACCGTATCTGTACCAGCAGTAAATGTATATATTCTATTGCCGCCAGTATTTGTAAATGAATATGTAAGGCCAGCTCCGATTGTTGTTAAGTTTGCTGTAACGTTTGAATAAGAAAGAATTACTATTCCAGATCCGCCAGTTCCAAGTCGGCCACCGCCACCGCCTCCTGTGTTTGCACTGCCGTTTGTTCCTGAACTTCCTGCGGATGATCCACCAGCACCACCTCCGCCAGAGCCACCAGAACCTTTTGGTCTTGAATTATTTTCATTTCCACCGCCACCGCCTCCAGCGTAGGTTACAGATGCGCCAGATATTGAAGATGCTGAACCAGCGCCACCGTTACCACCATAACTAGTACTATCGCAGTTATCTGAATACCCTTGCGCTCCAGCTGCACTTGCCCCACCACCGCCAGCGCCAGCATAATTCATACATCCAGATCCAGCTGCAGTAGCACCAAGCCCACCATTGCTTCCTTGTCCAGACGTTCCAGTTCCTCCAGCAGCAGTTCCTGTAGCAGCAGTTCCTCCAGAACCACCACCACCAGAGCCTCCATTACCGCCAACCCCACCAGGCGTTCCGCCTCCTCCTGAACCACCTAAACCTCCACCAACTGCAACAAAAGAGCTGGCTACAGAATTAGACCCATTAGTTGCAGCCGCACCCCCAGCACCAACTGTTACTGTAAATGAACCAGAAAAATTAGCGGTTCCAGTTAGTAAACCTCCAGCTCCGCCGCCACCACCGTTACCTGAAGCGCCACCACCACCCCCAGCTACGACTAAATAGCTCATGCTTACTGAAGTTACTGATGATTTAATAATTACCCAAGCACCAGCAACATAACCCTCAAGACCAAATCCAGTATCGGTGTTATATCTAATCATCCCGTTTACTGGGTTTAACGGTCTTTGAGCTGTAGTTCCTACTGGAACAATCATGGCGCCTAGAGATGCGCTTGCATCAATAATGCCGCTTTGCGGAGTAATAACGGCGTCTTGTTTAAAAGATTTTGAAAAACTCATATTTGCACCCACTCAGAAGGCACATATAACTCTAACTTAGCTAAATCAGTGTTGTAGCGCAACATACCTTGTACAGGCGAATTTGGTCTTTGTGCGGTTGTTCCTGATGGAATACCCCAAGCGCCTACAGCTACACTAGCGTCAATTACTCCGCTTTGCGCATTTTGTATAGCGTCCTGTTTAAAAGACCTTTGAAACATTAATAAGTTCCACCAAATGCAAACACAGTTACGTTAGCCGATACTTGTTGCGATGCAAATAAACGATATGTAGGCGGTAAGGTTAACTTTGTAAAAGCAATAGTATTGCTTGCCGCAAACGCTGTGGTATTTGCTGTGGCTGCTGGCAAAGATATTTCTTCAACTAAATATGAGTTTGTACCATCGTTAATCCAAAGATCAACAATAGTTGCTACAGTTGTTCCTTGCCCTTGTACTTCAATAAAGTCAACTCTTGTACCGTTGGTCGAATTTGCGAGAACTTGGGTTAAACCTGTTGTACCAACGATATTTGTACGTGCAGTAACTGCCGTATTCGATACCATACTGGCGATTCCAATAATGGGAACTTGGGGGAAAATTGGGGATGTACCTGCTGGCATTTAAAAACCTCCGTAACCTTGTTGTAATGTGACATTTAAACCACCAGAAACTGCTGCTGCGGTAGCTTGTGTTGTTCCGTCTGAAAATTGTAATGGGCTTGTGAGAATAACATTGCCAGTAGCGTTTGCAGAAAGCGTTAAATTACCAGTGGTGTCACCAGTAATAGTAATGGCTGTAGTTACTGTATTTCCTGCTGTTATAGTACTCATATAACCGTCCAAGTCTGTCCGCTTGCAACCGTTACCGATACGCCGTTTGCTGTTGTTATTGGGCCTACTGAGAAGCCGTTTGTGCCAGTAGTAATTGTGTAATTTCCAGTAACTGTAGTTTGGTTAACAATGATGGCTTGATTTCCACCACCAATCGCAGTTACCTCGGCTGGTTGCGTAACAAATACGTCTTTAGTACCAGCGGGAAAGCTAACCAATGCGCTTGAATTATTAGAAGAAAGGACTGTATCTCTAGTTAACGAGGTGTTGCCAGAGTAGTACGTGCCAATACCTACTTCCCACGCACCCGATGTTGCATCAGTAATAGTGTAGTAAGTCGAATTAGCATTGCCAATAACAGCAAACGATTGATAGCCTAATGCGGCACCGCCAAGGACAATTGTCCCCGTACCAGTCGTAACGGTATTTGACTTTACCCGATCCCGTAGAACAAGAGCCATTTAAAGCTCCTGTTAAGCAATACGAATAATAGCGTTGCTTGCGTCTGCAGTTGGGAAAATAATACTAAATGTACCGTTAGTTGCTGTCTTATCACCACCAAAAGCCAATACCGCTACTGATGTATTTGCAGTTGAGTTGTAGATCAAAGCGCCGTTAGCGGTAATATTTGCATTAGTCCAAGAGCTGTTAGCAAACGATAAGAACGCTACGTTACCAGTAGAAGTTGGGCTTGTACTAACGACCAGTGTATTACCACCAGCAGTGTAGTTTGAAGCCGAACTTGTTACTTCGTTTACGGTTGTGTAAGCGGTAGTAGCGTTGCTTAATGTTGCTGAACTTGTATACAAAGCAATCTTATATACAGTTGTTGAACCTGAAACTAAATTTTGCTGACCGCTAAGGATTTGAACCTTGAACGAGTCACACATTCCTTGGGTAATTGCCATTTTTTGCTCCTATTAAGGGTTTACTGCGATTTTGGCTTGGCCATCACGATAGGCATCGCCACGTTCTAAACCAGTTCCTAAACGGTTCAGTTGTTGTAGTGCTTCATTATACTTGGCTTGATACGCTTGTAGCATATCTGCTTCACCTTTCATGTACGTGTAAGCCTCAACAAGGGCGCCGTACAACAATACGGGTGAGTAATTATCTCCAAGCCATGAAGTGCCGGCAGTGACAATCGACTGAGGATAGTAAAAATAGTGTAGTTCTGCGCTGTAGTTTAAGTCTGGGGTAGGCCCAAGAATAAACGTAAGCTCGTTTGGATCATTTAAACGTGAGCCAAATAAAGCATAATACTTCGGTTTACCTGTAGCGGTGGGGCTTGGATACGATTGACGAATGAAGTTAACATCTTTGTTAAGTAGGTATTCATATTCCCCAGTAACAACGTCAATTACTGCCAATGAAAAGCTAGATAAATAATCATTAGGGCAAGCCAAATACTTATTGCTGGCGGTGCATGTTCCTGTAACGTTTTTACGCAATGAGGGGATTTGCACCGTGTTATATATACGGCGCTCTGCCTGTTCAATAAAAGTGTTGATCTGGGTCGTGACGGATACAGAACTCCCGTTAGCCAATATCATTGGCGGGAATTGGTTCTCCGTATACGACTGGATCTGCGCAAAAAGCTCGTTGTAATTCATTAGCCCATTGGTCCTCTAGCCATTACACCCTTGGTAGCTGCACCAGTACCACGAATTTTAATGCCCGATGTTTTTACCTCATCGTTTTGGCTTTTAGAAAAACCACCTACTGACATCTTTACGCTATCTACGCCGTTGCCTTTTTTGACTACGGCGTCTTCTGCGGTGGTAACTTTCTCGCCAGACATGGTATGTGGCTCTGCATATACTTCCGCAGGCCCCACTTCTTTACCAGCTTTTTTCATAGAATATTTAGCCATGATTAACCTTATTTTTGGTTGTTGGCACGGGCCATGTTACGGCCTACAGCACGCATTGCTTCGCCAGTTACACCCTTAGAACCCTTGCCACCTTTTTGGGTGCCAACAGTTGGGCCTGAATCGCCAAGGTTTTTACCCTTAGTTTTACCTTTTGTTTCTACGCCATTGGCGCCTGATTTGAATGACATATTAACTCCTAAGTTATTTCTACTGTTACTGTACCAAGTTGTGTGTTACCTATCAAGTCATTTGGTGTAAGACCTGCATCGGAACCTCTTGCGCCACCCACTGGGTTCCAGCCCCACTGGAAAATTCTACTGCCTAATTCTGGATTACCAAACCCTAATTCACCAGGCCCACCAGTCAGACTAATCTGTAAACCGCTAGTGCCAGACTGTATATAGCTTACATCCGGTCTTGGATCCCGTACAGCCTGTGGGTCATTAACCGGGTACATACCTAACTGCAGCTGCGGTTGATCTGGGTCCCAGCAAGACGGACAGACCTTGATATTGTACATCTTAGTCTTAAGTACCTGCTTCTTTAATTGCTTTAATTTAAACCGCTGAGCGCACCTGTCGCACTCGGCAATTGCATACTTCCCTGACGAAAATTTTGACGGCATTCATAACCTCAATAGAACATTTCACGTGGCACAAAGCGGATAGAGGCTTTTTCACGGTCTTCATCTGCTGCCAACTGGAATTGCTCTTCATAAGCTGCTTTAAGGGCCAATACCCGATCTCCAGGTACTTCTGGTTTTTTCATAGCAATATAGTAAGCTAAGCCGGCTACCATGCAAGGCAGGAAACGGAATGGAATGTCCTGTTCTGTAGCGCCTGTGCCAGCATCTTGTACTCTACGTAGACGGTAGTACACAAACATGTATTGATTACCGGGCGCATTGGGGGTAGGCCATACGTTGATTGACGGTAAATTCTGGTTAGTTATAGCTGCCCCAGTAGTATGGGCTGTTGGTGTAGTACCGTTTTGCCCACGAGCGCAGTTTAACAACTGATTGCCGCTTACGTTTGAGTAATAAATAGTCTCAGCACCAATCGAAATAAACCCGTTTGTAGCTACGTCAGCCGTAGAAGTTAACGTAATGGTTGTGTCCGTGGCGCTAATAGTACCGTCTAAAAGGGCCGTAGTAGGGTTTGATTGCCCAGACTGGCGGTTGATCCACACCTGAATAGGGCGCCCCTGTGTGAGCTTGTTTGGTAGGGTAGAATAGGTAGACTCAGATATGCGACTAATGTTAATGTCGATCTGATTAGTAGTGCCAGCGTTTTGGCGGATTACTTGGTCCAACAGGTCAATAGTATCTACTGGGAATGGGTACGAAGCCTGACCAGTCACCATCGGAATCTGACCCTGCTCGATTGTCCACAGGTTAATACCCCGGTTAGCCCACTCAATGGTCATCAAGTTTAACGAACGACGGGCAGTACGTAGATCATATCCCGTGCGAAGCTCTAAGCCAGCACGTTCAAATGCTTCCTCAACTAACTCGTTAAGATCCAGATTAAACGATGTTCCGCCATTAGTTGCCATTATTTAACTTTTCTGTACGGTTTTACTTTTGCTTTTACTTTTGCTGGCTGGGGTACGAACTGCTTTCCCTGCGCTTTTCCCGCCCGTTTTGCCCGTGTTGTTGCTGCGTACTCCTGCGGGCTTAGCGACTGGATTGCTTTTTTTGGCAGGTACCGCTCGCCGGTTTCGGACGACTTTTTTCCCGACTTCGTTGTCCAGTCCTGCTTGCCCCACGCTTTGAGGCTGCGTTGTGATTTCGCTAGTGCCACCGATTAGTCTCCAGAGCCATTTAAACATTATTTATACCCACCGCCAGCAGCTTTGTACTTCTTAGCAACAAGTTGCGCTTTACGAGCTGACCACTGACCTGCGCCAGTACCATGCGTTGCAGCTGATTTAACCTCAGACACAATCTTTTTACGTAGACTTGGCTTTGTGTAGTTACCAGCGGCATTAACGCTGCCACCTTCTTTATACTGAGTAAAGTCCGTGTCATCCCTACGGGCTTTCTTTTTGCCTTTAGGCATTTTAGAAGGGGCGATGTCGCCCATACCACGAGAAGCTCTCATTAGACCATCCGTCCACGGGTTTTACCCTTAGTTGCGCAACCATCTGCACGCTTAGAAGCAGAAGATATTTTACCACCAGCTTTGTGTGCTTTCGGAACAGATTTAGTTTCGCCGCCACCACCAGAAGGTTCTTGTTTACGCTTTATTTCTTCTTCTTTAGAAATTTTTTCGTCTTCTTTGCTATTACGCATTTTTGCTGTAAGCCCAGAAGTCACGTCTTTATACACCGCTGGAGCAACTGCGGCGCCCATAAAAGCAGCAGGAAGCACGTTTTTTAGTTTGCTCATACCATACGTCCACGGGTTTTACCCTTAACAGCACAGCCATCAGCACGAGAAGAAGCAGAACCGCCCTTAGAAAAGCCCATAACACCCCTGACTTTTTCTACACCAGACTTGACCTTCTGCTTAAGTTTTTCGTCTCTAGCTTCCATTTCACGCTGTTTTCTAGCGTTATCAGCTTCGTGACTATCATAGCCCTTCTGAGCTTTAGCAGTTTCTTTATCGTTGACGATCTTACCTTCTTCGTCTTGTTGCAGTGGTTTAGCCATGATTAGCAGTACCCACCAGACTTCATAGCAATCATTTTGCCCTTGGTTTTACCCTTAGTAGCACAACCGTCTGCACGAGCTGAAGCAGAACCGCCTTTAGCCATTTTGTGCATCTTCTTTTCATGGCCTTTTACAGCCTCGCCAGCGACTTTTTTCATCATTGGCATATCTTTTGACATATCTGAGTGTTTCATATTAGCAAGCCCTTCCGCTTTTCTTTTTAGTCATACCGCCGTTCATCATCTTCTTAGGAGCGCCGCCCATAGCCATTTTTTTAGCGGGCTTCTTAGCAGCAGCTTCTTTTTTCTTTGCAATCATTTCCATAAATGGATTAGTCTTTTTCATGGTCCCACCTTCTTTAAATAGTTTTGATTTACCGTGATCCGTCTTTGATTTTGCTACTTTTTGTAAATCTGGTCTAGTGCCAGTATCTGCCTTATTAAACTCTTTCGCAACGGTAATTGGGATACCAGCCTTCTTAGCAAACTTCGGATCATGGGCTGCTGCTGCCATAAACTTAGCTTGTTTTTTAGATGTGCTAGGCATTACTTACCCCAGTGACCCGCTATAAAACCTGCTACGCCAGTAATTGCACTAACTGCGCCGCCTGCCCACATTAATACTTTCCAGCCACCACGTGCTTCGGACAAGGTTTTATTGATTTCATGTAAAGATTTTTTAATCTCGTCCATATCACTAATGAGCTTATCCATATCATCTTGCAGATGCTTGATGTCACTTGCGTGCGTAGCCAATTCTCTAACCACTTCTTCGCTCATTTAGCACTTCCATCTCTTTAAAGAGGCTGCCTTACGAGTAGGCTTGCCATTTTCATCTTTCATTGGACCAGGCATACCAGACATCCGAGCACAAAACGACTTCTTGCGAGCGCCACCTTCGGGCTGCGGAGCCTTTAGATTCGAGCCAGTAGCCGCATTATATTTAGCACGACCCTTGGCGGTAAGCCCAGCACCCTT